TGCCGAGTGCAAACTATCTGGCCTTTATGACTGACTTCCGCAAGGAAAAGTATGAGTGGCAGATGGTTGTCAATCAGTTCTTGCAAGAGTACGAGTCACTAAAGTATGACGCTCAGCGTCTGCTTGGCAAGCTATACAATGACTCTGACTACCCATCCAAGGATGAGATTACTACCAAGTTTGGTATGGATGTCACTATCATGCCAGTGCCGAGCGGTGACTTCAGAGTTGATATTGCTGACGATGAGTTGGCTCGTATCACTGCTGACGTTGAGTCTCGTGTTCAAGACGCGGCTCAGTCTGCAATGAATGAAGCATGGAAGCGACTGCATGAACGTGTTCAGCACATGGCTGAGAAGCTAGCTGACCCTGCCGCTGTATTCCGTGACACTCTGGTCGAGAATACCAGAGAGATATGTGCTGTCATGTCACGGCTCAACTTCACTGATGACCCTAACCTTGAGGCTATGCGTCTTGAGGTGGAGCAATCACTGACCAAGCATCATCCCGATGCACTACGCAATGACCCAGACTTACGCCGTGATAAGGCCGCTGAAGCCAAGGCTATCATGGATAAGATGGGTGTGTTTATGGGAGGTGCACAATGACACTAAAAGAAATCGAAACTCTATGGCAGTCACGCAAGACTGCTATGGATGTTTGGCATGACCGTCTGTTTGAGATGCCGACTGACTTGCTTGTAGCAATGTTGCTCGAACATATGCCGATGCCCAAAGCAGAACTTATTCTCAAGAGTATCGACTACGACATTCACATATCCAGAGAGGAGGATAACAATGGAACTATCGAAACGACTCAGTAAAGCCAAGACCGCATTGGTTCTTGAGCATCCGTTCATTGGCAATGTCGCCATGAATATGCCGTTCAAGATTAGTGAGGACGTACCTACTGCCGCCACTAACGGCAAGCAAGTCTTGTTTAACCCTGACTTCTGTGAAGCGTTGAATGATGAGGAGATGAAGTTTCTCATTGCTCACGAATGTATGCACCCCATGATGGAGCATAACTTCAGACGCCAGAATCGTGACCCTCGCAAGTGGAATCAGGCGGCAGATTATGTCATCAACAAACTGTTGGTAGACGAACACATTGGCAAGATGCCTGACTGTGGTCTGCTCAGTGATGACATATACAATGCAGGTAACGGCACAAGTGATGGCATCTACAACATCCTACCAGAGACACAAGAGGGTGAGAATGACCCGCTTGATGACTGCCAAGATGGTGAAGGTTCACCTGCTGAACAAGAACAACAAGCGGCAGAGTGGAAAGTCAAGGTTGCTCAAGCGGCACAAGCCGCCAAGATGATGGGTAAGATGAGTGCAGGACTTGAGCGTATGGTTGAGAGTATTCTTCAGCCCAAGGTTCACTGGTCTGATGTACTGCAACGCTTCATTGTCAAGCACAAGACTGATGACCGTTCATTTGCCAGACCTAATCGTAGGTTCATACAGCAAGGTATGTATCTACCTAGTGTGACTGGCGAGGCATTGGGTGAGATGGCGTTTGCTATCGACTGCTCAGGTTCAATCGGACAAGAAGAGATTGACCAGTATGCGGCAGAGATACTCAAGGTTCAGCAAGACCACCACCCTCAGAAACTACACATCATCTACTTCGACTCAGAGGTATGTCACTACGATGTGTATGAGCAAGGTGAGCCACCAGTTATCAAGCCGCATGGCGGTGGCGGTACAGCGTTCAGTCCAGTGTTTCAATACATGAGGGACAACGACATCAACCCTGTCGCTTGTGTATTCCTGACTGACCTGTGCTGTAACGACTTCGGTGACGCACCAGAATACCCTGTGTTGTGGGTGTCTACTCACAGCGACCAAGCACCATTCGGTGAAATAGTAATGATGGAGATATGATATGGCTACTGTAAGATTTTCCGATGCCCTCAAGGGCGAGATTCGTAACAACGCAAAGGCAATGTTCAAGCAGAATATTGACAAGGCTAAGGCGGATGTACCTGCACATTGGGCAGATAAGATATACCAAGGGTTCTTCCCTGCCGATGACATTGCTAAGTTCAATGCACTGCCTAAATATACAATGCAAGAGAAGCAGTCACTGGACTTTGAAGGGTTCTTCAATGCGCCAGAGGATGTGTTCCAGACTTCTACACACAAGCAGAAAGCATATGAGTGTTCGACTATAAAACTAGAGTTCAGCAAGGATATGCGTTGGCCTAACGACATTGAGAAGATGGACACTGGGTTCAAATTCCAGTGGCGTAACTCTAAGGCTGACTATAACGACAGTCGTTGGGCATGGTTAATCCCTGAGTTCAAAGAGTATGTCCGTAAGATATTCGAACAGGAATCCAAAGAGGCTTCCTTCCTTGAGGGTGTGGATAAACTCATGGAAACATATTCTACGCTAGCCCCTGCTATCAAAGCGTGGCCCGCACTGTGGGATTTAGTTCCTGATGAAGCCAAGGAACGACATAAGAAAGTAGTCGAGCGAGTTAAGAAAGATGCCAGTGATGTTGGCGTTGACCTTAACAGCATGACTGCCGCTGTAACATTTTCAAAACTGACACGATAGGGAGACTTAAATGACTTGGTTAACACCAGAAGATAGAACCATTCTAAATTACGAACAAGCAAACGCACTCTGGTCAAGGGTGCGTAACCCTGAGAAAGGTAAGCCTATCACAGGTTGGCTTCGTATGTTCAAGGTAGGCGATAACTTCCTGTTCAAGATACAAGGCTATGGTTCGACGGACTTATGTCGTTTGTCACCTGACAACAGGTTCACGTTTGTTGCACCGCCCGAGGTGTTTCAATCTCATGCACAGACCCTAGTGTCCTCACTACACCGTTGGCTACCCTTCACCTGTATGCGTCACCGCAAAGGGCTGTATCGTGTAGCCCACAGTAAGACTGTGGTTGCAGAGATGGAGAAGCGGTACAACGCAGACCCTGAGAAAGACGCAACCACGAACCATATGCACAACTACTCTATGTACAGGCAGTACACCCCTGTGATGCGAGAGCAACCCTACTTCTTTGAGGGCATTGAGTTCGACATCGTGGACGGTACATGCCTCAACCCTAGACCTGATGTGAAGATGGTCGAGAAGCCAGACGAGCGTAAGCAATGGCGCAGAGCGTTAGCCTCATTCAAGAAAGGTATCAAGGCTCGTGTCAGAGTTCATGCTTTCGATGGCATCATCGACAAGATGTGGGCAGAGCGACAAGGGCAAAGCCGTTGGGATTGGCGTCAACCACAGTGGGAGTCAAAGCAGTGGATGGATTTGCTAGAGACTTCCATTCGTGAGAATGAGTTCTCACAGGAGTTGTTGATGGGCTTGGCTCAGACAACTGACCTCGGCTACTACAAAGCTACTAAGCCAGAGGGCAAGGACATACTCAAGTCTCTCGACAAGGTATGTAATGACCAGAGTATCGAACTGCGTAGACGGTTCGGTGTGTTCAGTACGGAGGCTTAGGATATGACAGTAATAGCATGGGATGGTAAGACTTTATGTACTGACCAACAGGCTAACGATGGCTCTATGAAATGGGAGGCAGAGAAGGCTTGGTACATAACCAACAAAGCGACTGGTAAAATCTGCATAGTCACAGGGGTTGGTACTCTTGGTTACATCATACAGCTACGCGACTGGTTCGCCAATGGTATGGAAACTGCCTTGGATATAACACCAAACATGGCAGAGTTAATCGTCGTAGACGACGAGGGGTTGTGTGTATTCTCAGGTGAGAAAACATATTCCCCTGTAAGGTTGAAAGCACCGATGGCTTTCGGACATGGCAGAGAATACGCAATGGGGGCTATGGCTATGGGGGCTAACGCCTCTGATGCTGTCATTATTGCTAATGAGTATTCTTTACACTGTGGTAAAGGTGTGGCATGTTATACTATAGCTAACATTACACCCAGAAAAAAGGGAGATAACCAAAATGGGTAGAAAGAAAATGACAAAGACTGAAAAAGTGTGGGCGTACTTGGTTAAAAACCCCACGGCTACTGCGAAAGAGGTAGCTTCTCAGGTAGGTTGTACTACTAAACTTGTGTACACTTTGCGTAAGAAGATTGGTACACCGCAGGAAGTGTTCAAAGCAGAGGCCCAACCTAAACAACGCACTCGTGTCAAGTTGTTGTCACAAGCTAGCGCACTGATTGGCGGCGACAGGGAGGAAGAACACGGAGACTTCCGAGTTAATGCCAAGATGATTGCGGCCTACTGGAATAATCACCTACAAATAGGAGACTTCATCAAGCCTGAGGATATCCCTGTGATGATGACGCTTCTAAAGTTAGCTAGGTCGCACCAGAAGCCTAACCGCATGGATAACTACCGTGATGCGGCAGGTTATGTAGCACTAGCAGGTGAATTGGCAGAGGGTCGGTAGCAGATATGGACATCGTAACCATTGACTTTGAAACCTATTACGACAGGCAGTTCTCACTATCTAAGATGACAACAGAAGCCTATGTTCGTGACCCTCGCTTTGAGGTGATAGGTGTATGCGTCAAGGTGAACGATTTTCCTACTGATTGGTACAGTGGTAAAGATGTGGGCAAGTTCCTCAACTCGTTAGACTACTCTGACAAGGCGATACTTGCCCACAATGCCGCGTTCGATGGAGCAATCTTGTCATGGCTATACGGTATCAAGCCTAAGTTCTGGTTCGATACCTTGTCTATGGCAAGACCTCTACACAACGCCACAGTAGGGGGTTCACTGAAAAACCTGACTGCTCACTATGGATTCGGGCAGAAGGGTGACGAAGTATTCAACAACATGGGCCGCCACTTGAAGGACTTCACACCAGAAGAGCTTGACAGGTATGCGGCTTACTGCGTCAACGATGTAGAGTTGACCTACAAACTATTCCAAGAATTGAAGAAGGGCTTCCCTGTATCTGAGTTGATGGTCATTGACCAGACGATACGGATGTACACACAGCCTACGGTACAGCTTGATACAGATGTACTTTCAAAGCACTTGGAGAAGGTCAAAGCAGATAAACAAAAGCTGATACAAGACTTGGCACTGCATGGTCTAAGCGAAGCCAAGGTTAAGAAAGCCTTGATGTCTAACCAGATATTCTCAAAGCTACTATCCACAGTGGGCGTAGAACCGCCTATGAAAACCAGTCTGCGTACAGGCAAAGAGACATACGCCTTTGCCAAGACTGACAAAGAGTTCACCAACTTACTAGAACATCCTGACCCTCGCGTGCAGAACCTAGTAGCGGCTAGACTTGGCACTAAATCTACAATCGAAGAGACCCGCACTGAGAACCTTATGAAGGTAGCGGAACGTGGCGCATTGCCAATCATGCTTAATTACTATGGCGCACACACAGGCAGATTCTCTGGTGGTGATAAGCTAAACCTACAAAATCTACCACGCAACGGAGCGATACGGAGTGCGCTGACTGCACCTATAGGTGAGGTAATGATTGCTTGTGATTCGTCACAGATTGAAGCGCGTATGGTTGCTTACATTGCAGGACAAGATGACTTGGTACAAGCGTTCCGTGAGGGGCGTGATGTATACAGTGAGTTTGCCTCTGAGGTATATGGTAAGAAGGTAACTAAGGCTGACAAGATTGAGCGGTTCGTAGGTAAGACATGTATCCTTGGTCTAGGTTATGGTATGGGGCATGTTAAGTTCCGTAACACGCTAGCACTTGGGCAGGGCGGAATCTCTGTTGATATAGACGAGAACGAAGCACAACGTATTGTCAGGTTATACCGCCAGAAGAACCACAAGATTGTTTCGCTATGGAATAAATGCGGTCACGCACTTACAGGTATGGTGAACGGAAGCAGTGGCAACATCACCGAGTTGCTACCCTACGACAGCACTGGCATCACGCTACCGAACGGCCTACGCATACAATATAATGCGTTGCGCCAGACACCAGATGGCTTTGAGTATATTGCAGACGCACGAACCTACAGGAAACTAGCCAAGTCTAGGGTCATGTCGGGTGAGCAGATAAGCATAGACTGGACACGCATCTATGGAGGTAAGGTTACAGAGAATGTAGTCCAAGCCCTCGCTAGGATTGTAGTGTCGGAGCAGATGGCGGCAATCGGACAGTCATATCATGTAGCGTTTCAAGTACATGACGAAGTAATCATCACGGCCCTGGAATCAGAGCAGTCAATCGCACGAGAATTTGTTGAGAGGCAAATGTCGAAGCCGCCGCGCTGGGCGCAGGACTTACCTGTTGCCTGTGAGTCTGGGGTCGGGTATAACTATGGTGATGCAAAGTAAACTTTACCGTGGGTGGCGAATACCGCCTTCACGGTGCAACCCTATGGAGTTTTGATGCAGTTAGCACATTCATTCTCAGCTATTAAGCTGTACGAGAACTGTCCGAAGCGTTACTACCATCAGCGTGTAACGAAAGAGATACAAGATAAAGGTGGCGAAGCCAGTAAGTATGGCGAGCGTATCCACGAAGCACTGGAGGCTAGGCTCAAAGGTGCAAACCTAACGCCAGAGACAGAGAAGTATGAAGCGTTATGCTTTGCTATCGACAAGCTAGCAGAGAATCCAGAAGCCGAACTGTTTATCGAACACCAGATGACACTGACTGAAAACCTTACAGAAACAAGTTGGTTTGCGAAGGACGCATGGTTGAGATCCATACTGGATGTATTGGTTGTGCGTGGAGACCAAGCGATTGTTATGGATTGGAAGACAGGCAAGCGTAGGCCAGACTTTACACAGTTAGAGATGTTCGCACTGCAAGTGTTCAAGCATTTCCCTGATGTCAATGAGGTTACAAGCACGTTCGTATGGCTGAAAGATATGAAGATGGATGCTGAAGTCTACAAGCGTAGCGATGCAGACAAGATGTGGGAAGAACTACTCAAGCGTATCAACCGCATCTACCAATCAGCGGAGCATGACAACTGGCCTGCTAAGCCAAGTGGTCTATGTCGGTTCTGCCCTGCACAAAACATGTGTGATTATGCACAAATATAACTTGACAGGTATGTATACTTAATGTCTAATACACCAGAAGGAAAGATTAAGCGCAAACTTGACAGGGTTCTTAAACAAGAAGGTGTCTGGTTCTTTAACCCTCAAGCAGGGCCATTCGGTAGAGCAGGTATCCCCGACAAGATTGCATGTATAGGAGGTAAGTTTGTGGGAATAGAGTGTAAGGCAGATAAAACAAAGAAGCCTACGCCCCTACAGATAAAAGCTATGAAGGAGATTGAGATGGCAGGGGGCAAATGCTTTCTCGTATATGACGACACCACGATTGAAGAGGTGCGTGACTATATTAAGGAGTGGCTAGGATGATAGTGGTCGAGCAAGCAAAGGCTCTAGCACTTAACCTGACAAATCCAAACAGGGTGCTAGACACAATACCAACTGCCAAGGTTCTTAACTTCAAAGGCAAGGACTTGGTTGTCACACCGCATCGACAGGATGAGGTTAAGGTTCTGCGTAACTTGGGCATACAAGCCCCTGCGCCTATTCTGTATTACTACGATTGGGTAGGTCAGTTTACACCGTATGAACACCAGAAGATGACTGCGGCCTTTCTAACTATGAACTCTAAGGCTCTGGTGCTTAACGAGATTGGCACTGGTAAAACTCAGTCAGCTCTCTGGGCGGCAGACTACCTTATGAAAACAGGTTCTATTAAGAAGGTACTGATTGTGTCCCCGTTGTCTACGCTTGAACGTGTATGGGGCGATGGCATATTCATGGGCTTCCCTAACCGCAAGCATATAACTTTACATGGCACTGCGGCTAAGCGTAAGAAGCTAATGGGTGTGGATGCAGACTTCTTTATTATAAACCACGATGGCTTCCCCATCATAGCCGAGCAAGCTATTGATATGTTCGACTTGGTTATAGTTGATGAGGCGGCTGTGTATCGTAACCCATCGACAAACAGATTTAAGATACTGCGTAAGTGGATGGCGAAGAACACAGCAACACGTTTGTGGTTGATGACAGGTACACCCACGCCGAATGACCCGACAGATGCTTGGGCGTTAGCTAAGTTGGTTGATAGCCCACACTGCACCAAGACATACACTGCTTTCAGAGAGCAAGTGATGATGAAGATTGGTCAGTGGAAATGGATACCAAGACCAGAGTCAGTGGATACTGTCAAACATATCCTACAACCTGCTGTCAGGTACACCAGAGATGAGTGCTTTGACCTGCCAGATACAGTGTTCCAGACGCGCAAGGTCGAGATGACCAAAGAGCAGAAGCAACACTATCAGAAGATGCTACGTCATTTCGTTACAGAGATGGCGGAGGAAGGAACTATCACCGCTGTCAATGAAGCGGTCAAGTTACAGAAACTTGTTCAGATAGCATGTGGTGTGGCCTATGGGGATGATGGTCGCAACATAGAACTGGATTGTTCCCCGAGAGTTAACATTGTGAAGGAGGTAATAGATGAAGTAGGCGGTAAGGTAATTGTGTTCGTACCACTAACAGGAACACTACGCATGTTGGAGCGAGAGTTAAGTAAGGACTGGACTGTTGGCGTTGTAAACGGAGAGGTATCCGCTAAGAAACGCAACGAGATATTCCAGAACTTTCAGAACGCTAAAGACCCGCATGTATTAATCGCTCACCCTGCGACTATGGCTCATGGACTAACCTTAACATCTGCATCGACAGTGATTTGGTATGGGCCAGTAACAAGCAACGAACAATACGTTCAGGCGAATGGTCGTATAGAGCGAATAGGTAAAAAACATGTATCGAATGTCGTGCATATCGAAGCTACCGAAGTGGAGTATCGGATGTATGAACGACTCAAGAATAAGCAGAAGCTACAAGGCATACTGCTTGATTTGATACAGCAAGAAACGAGGTGACGATATGAGTCTCAATGTAGACCAAGTGATTGAAGCGTACCTCAAGTATCGCAATCAGAAGGAGGCTCTTGAAGCTGAGATTAAAGATCAGGTCAAGGAACTCAAAGACAAGATGTCGAAACTTGAAGCGTGGATTAAGACGAAAGCTGATGCTGATGGTGTTACGTCATTCAAGACGAACCACGGTACTGCCTTTGTGACAACCAATGACTACGCGAATGTAGCCGATTGGGATGCTGTCTTATCTTTCATTAAAGAGAATGACGCATACGACATGTTAGAGAAACGGATAAGTAAGAACGCTGTCCGTGGCTATATAGATCAGCATAAAGCTGTACCGTCAGGCGTGAATTACGGAACACGCATTGATGTAAACGTCCGTAAACCCGCAACTAAAATTGAAGACTAGGAGAAAATTATGAACGATATTATCCCAACCAATATCCAAGTACCCGCACACTTGGCCGATAAAATTGGTAAACCTTCTGCACTAGCAGACTCTTTGAGCGGCGGTATGACAACCGAAGGTGATGCGTACCCACGAATCTCAATCAAAGGCTCACGCTTCCGTATTGTCGAGGGCAAGAACGAAACTGTGCTTGACAGCAACGTACTAGAAGCTGTGATTGTAGGGGCTAACCCAAAGCTATCGAAGACATGGTATGCGAAGGCATGGACACCAGATGCTGAACCGTCTGCACCAGACTGCTTCTCACTTAATGGCGTTAGCCCACATGTAGACAGCACTGACCCACAGAATGACCTCTGTGCTAGCTGTCCGCAAAACGCATGGGGTTCTAAAGTGACACCGCAAGGGCAACAGATTAAAGCCTGTGCTGACCAGAAGCGACTAGCTATCGTAGCGGCTGATGACCCAGAAGGTTCAATCTACTTGTTGCAAGTTACACCTGCGGCGCTGAAAGGACTCAACGCATACCAGAAGGAGTTGTCAGTAAGAGGCATCGCCCCTGAGATTGTGCGTACCAAAGTATCATTTGATACCAGTGCGTCCTTCCCGAAGCTACAGTTTGGATTCGGAGGCTTCAACGATGAGCATACACAACAAGCTGTGGATAAGCTGTTTGGAACTGATGAGGTCAAGACTATCACAGGAGAACTTGCTCCTGCCAGTAAACCTGCTGAAGTGCCGGTTATAGAGAAGAAGCCCGAGCCTGTAGTCACTGCGCCTACACCAGAGCCAGTCGCGGCTGAGCCTGTGGATAAACCTGCTCCTGTAAAAGGATTTGGTGCAAAGAAAGTCGAAGAGCCTACACCTGCCCCTAAGGTAGTTGAAGAGCCTAAGGCCGCACCAGTGGCTAATGGACAGGCTGATGACTTAGCGGCTGAGATTGCGGCTCTTGTAGGGGATGTAGCTGATGACTAATATTCCGCCACTTAACTTCACGAAAGTAGAAGCGTTGCGGAAACATATGTTGTTGACTACAGGCAACATGGCTGAGTTACTTGGCGTATCACGGATGACTTACTATGGATGGGTAAAGGGCAAGTCTATCCGTAAGAAGAACGATGAGAAAGTTCGTGATACACTGAGGGAATTACTTGCAGTCATGTCCGAAGGGTGGCCTCAACCAGAGGTTATTGCCATAGAGCAGAAAGAACGTTTCCAAAGGCTTCTTGAGATTTTAGGCAAACAAGACTAAGGTATAAGGGAGGGGGCTAAGCCCCCTTCCGTAACTGTGAAGGTAACAACAATGGACACGCTGAGTTTTTTACAGCGGGTTCTACCGTCTGAAGGATACTATGTAACGACACTGATAAGCCCAGATAACAAAGTACAACAGGGCTTTTTTGATACGGTAGAAGAACTCGCTAAAGCCTGTATAAGGCTATCATCATCACAGCCAGACAAGAATGTCTATTTCGCTGTGTCGGCTTTCAATACCAAGGGTAATAGAAAGCAAGATAATGTTCGTGCAACTAAGCTAGTTGCTGTCGATGTGGATTGTGGAGAGGGCAAACCATTCCCCACATGGAAGGAAGGACTAACTGCACTAGGTAAGTTTGTCGCTGAGATGCGCTTACCCAAACCACTAATCATTCATTCGGGCAATGGCTTACACGCCTATTGGGTTCTTGATGCAGAGTTAGAGCCAGAGGAATGGAAGCCTCTAGCCGAAGCATTGAAGGAAGCCTGTGTAACAAAGGGCTTTGAGGTTGACCCTGCTGTACCTGCTGACAGCGCAAGAGTGCTACGCCCTGTTGGTACTATAAACACCAAGGGTGGTAACGAAGTTAAGATGCTTGTAGATGCTGAGCCAGTAAGCGTTCAGACATTGCGGGATTGTCTAAGTTATTACTTCAAGCCCTCAGCTGCAGCCAGTATAGATCACACTCGTGAGAGCACGTTGCTGGATAATCTAGCAGTCAAGCAAGACTTCCCACCCGCCGTTGGCTCTGTAGTAGCAACCAAGTGTAAGCAGATTGAGTGGGCTGTAGCTAACCAAGGGGATGTAGATGAGCCACTATGGTATGACATCATTGGTGTAGCGGCACATTGTATCGACCCAGAATCAACAGCAAAGGAGTGGAGCAATCAGCATCCGTCGTATGATGAGAAGACTACCTTACACAAACTCGCTCACTGGAGACAGTCCACTACAGGGCCGACAACATGTGCGAAGTTTGAAGCAGACCGTCCTAATGGGTGCAGAGGCTGTAAGTTCAAAGGCAAAATCGGTTCACCTGCCAGACTTGGGGTGCAGTATCAAGAGGTGGCTGTTCCACAGAAGGCGTTAGATAGTGTTGCTAATGCTATCCCTATGCCTAAACCATTCAAGCGTACAGTGGATGGCATCAAAGTTACTATAGACGATACCGATATAGACGTATGTAAGTTCGACATATACCCAGTTGGGTATGGACTAGACCACTCGCTAGGCTATGAGACTGTGAGGTTTCATTGGAATAGACCACACATGGGGTGGCAAGAGATTTCGCTAAGACAGGCGTATCTAGCAGAGGGCAGTCGTGAGTTCGCTACAGCGATAGCAGACCAAGGTATTGTCCTATATAACAAAAGGCAAACGGAGTATTTTCAACTTATGATGCGGTCATATATGGAAGAGCTTAGACAAATCCGTGCCATGACCAACCTCTACTCAACTATGGGATGGAAAGAAAAGAACACGGCATTTGTTATAGGCGACACACTAATTAAGCGAGATGCTAATGGTGCAGTCGAAGAAGAAAACATTAATCTATCAGCAGGAGTACAGCGTCAGGGCAACGAGTTGTACCCAGTAAAGGGAACGCTAGAGTCTTGGTCTACCCTTACATCTATAATGGAGAAGGCTGATCTCAAAGCGCATATGTTTGCGTTAGGCGTAGGCTTCTCAGCACCACTATATAATTTCACTGGCCTCAAAGGTCTGACTATATCCCTGTATGGTGCAACAGGTGGAGGTAAAACACTGGCACAGTATTGGGCGCAGTCTATATATGGCGACCCCGACAAGCTACACTTTGCGGCTAAGTACACACAGAACAGCCTGTTCTCACGACTTGGTACATACGCTAACCTTCCGTTAACCATTGACGAAGTTACCATGATGCAAGACAAAGAAGTCGGTGACTTCTGCTATTGGGTATCTCAAGGTAGGGATAAGGCTAGGCTCAACCGTAACGCAGAAGAACGTGACGCTAAGACTTGGGCTACACCTGTCATGGTGTCCACTAACAAATCGTTACAGAGTAAACTGATTGCATCAGGGCTAGACACAGACGCTCAGATGGCTCGTATGCTAGAGGTGACAGTACCACAGAGTGCTATCTTCACAAGAAACTCAGAGGCAGGGCGTAAGATATACGAAGCAATCCACTCTAACTATGGTCATGCAGGTAGGCTGTATATAAAGAACCTAGTAGAGATGGGCGAAGATGGCATCAATGCGGCAATAGCAGAGGCCACCAATACATTCCACAGTAAGTACAAAGCTAGGTTCAGCGGTGAGGAACGGTACTGGGAGCAGTCTATTATCCTAGCAGACCTAGGTTTGAAACTGGCAAATGACTGGGGCTTGATAAAGTTCGACTACCGCCAAGCAACCGAGTGGGTACTGTCACAGATTGGTGCTATCCGTAGGACTGTACAAGAGAACCAAGTGGATTCATTCGACCTTATCGCAGAGTACATGGCTGACAGTGCAGACGCACAGGTCACTGTGATGCACACCTCAGGTCAGAAGCCACAGCCAGATTATAGCCGTATACCAAGGGGCGATGTAAGAGTTCGCCTTGATGTATTCCGTAAGTCTGCGGCTGATCCGTTTGATAAAGGCACTATGATGGTTGACCGCACCCACTTCCGCAAATGGTTGTCGGTGCGCGGAGCTGACTACAAGTCATTCAAACAGGAACTTGTTGAGGAGAACGTAGTTGCCACGCCCAAGTCAGAGAAAGCATCACTTGGTAAGGACACGCCAATCAAACTGGCGCAGTCTTATGTGATTGGATTTAATCTGACACACCCACGCTTCCAGAGTTTGTTGGAAAGTGCAGATGTAGCGGCAGATGATTTAGCCTACGGTCAGCTTCAAGTTATCAAAGACTAGAAGCCTTCATCATTTAGTCCGTATATTTCCATAAGTATTTGCAGGTCAGAACGTATATTGGTAGGCGCAGTCTTCAAGTATCTCTGACCTGTAGGCATCTTAGCAGACTTAGCAGACCGCTTTGCTCTAGACCTAAAGTCTTTGAACTCAAACGCAGTGTTAGCGTGGATATCATTCCAGTCCATAACCATCATTTCAATGTCTAGCATACGGTCTAGGTCATCCTCGACAGACGCTTTTACATAAGCCGCAGTGTAGTCAGCCCGAAGTGCCTTGATGTAATCAGCCTTGTACTTACCCAATCTTACGATGTCGTTCTCTCTTGTGGCTACAGCAGGGTAGAAACCTGCCGCTCTAAAGAGTATCTGCCCCCAACTAGCGGAAGGGTCTATGACTTTGCCTTGCGAGTTTGTCACTACGCCAGAATCATAATAGGTAGATGCGTCTACTATGCCGCGCATGGCGGCTATTGGCGATTCACGGAACGCTTCAGTTAGCGTAAGTGTCTGGTCTCTAAGACCAACTGCACCTGCACCATACTTGGTTAGGTTTCCTGCTGTAACAAATGCACCTTCAACACCAGACCAAATAGGCCCGAAGAAGTTCTCAAGCTCTCGACCTGTGTCAGCGCCAGCTCTACCCGCACCAGTCAACGGAAGCATATCCCCAAAGCCTAGTCGGGTTGAGAATGTACCCGCCGCAATCTGATCTAGCCCGCCGCGCATGATGTACTTTGCAGATCCTGGGGCTAAGTCTTCAAACAACGTGATAAGAGATTCCTCTACGCCTGCCGATGTGATGCCAAACTTCTGCATGAGTGTGTCAATCAAATCAGCTAAGTCATCTGCGAATGGTAGACCCTTGAGTCCAGACATAAGCACAAGCATACCGATAAAGTACAGCCGACCCTTAGGACTCAGGCCTTTCAGCATCTGAATTGTGATGATAGAGAACTGCTTATAGATAAACAGATACTGGCCTACGTTGCCACGCGCCATCTCTGGGCGGTTAAACATGCCATATTCACCCTGCGAAGTATTCACAGCAGTACGAGCAAACGCAGTGGCTTCTGCTCTAAACTCTGCCAGTAGTTCGTTCTTCTGCTCAGTTGTTAGGCTGTCGAAGTTAGGTGTGCCAGCAATAGCCCGTTTCATGTGCAGACGATACCCTGCCAAAGCCGTGGCTCTACGGTTGAGTTGCTCTGTGTATGAGAACATACCCATCCACAGTTTGATTCCGCCTTGTAGCTTGTTGCTGTTGATACCACCTCTGGCTGTACCGACTAGAGCGTTAGCTTGTGCGGACTGTAGAACACCTTCTGATGTGGCGTCTGCTAGGAACAATGCCTCATCCGCAGTTAACTTATATTTTTTCTGTAGGGCTTCATCACTTACCAGTCTGTTGATATATGTGGCGTCAGCTAGTTTGCTATCACCTACGTTACGAGCGGCAATTTGCATTTCCATAGCGGCGTTACTGATTCCGAACCCGCCACCAAACCCTCTAGCCTCGTTGTAAGTGCCGAGGTAAGGGATAGAGTGTGTAGCCATAGAGACAAGGTTGATACCAGCAGTGGCTATTGAACCACCAAGCTGTGCAACAACAGTCCACATCTTCAGACGAGAGCCAGTTTCACCTGACAGCAAGTCCTCAGTTGAGTCGTTGATGTTCGCACTGTCAGCATACCACTGCTGTAGTCCGAGTGCTGTGCCTCTGTAATCTTCACCTCTGCCGAGGTTCTTCATGGCCTTGCCAGACACACGGTTAGTAGCCTGTGGCATACCATCGCCTGCCATGTACTGATACATATAGGCATAGCGGTCATAATCATTTTGGGCTTTACGCATCTGCTCTGGTGTTAGGTCAGTGCGCTCTGTCTGAGCGTACAAGTCTTGCAGTTGCTTTGAGTTACCACGCCATAAGCTGTCGTCCAACATGATGTTGTTTAGACGGTGGCGGTAGAAAGCCTGACCTGCAATGTGTCCCTGCGTCTCAAGATATTCTGATGTGCTACGCACAACGTCTTGATCCCAACCTTTAACACCCGCTCTTTGGATGCTCCTACGAGCACGTTGAGTCTGGGCAGTCAAAGCCTCCACAATACGTTCACGTTCTTCTGGGTTTATGTTCACATCTAAACGAGCAAGTGTATTCGTGAAGTCAGTCAGACTAAACTGCTGACCTAAGACTGAACCTTTACGGGTTGTCTCGGTCACTGCTCGGAAGGTTACGGCTCGCTCTGCACCTGACTCATCTGTAAGAGTAAACTCGGTGTCGCCAAACTCTGTATTTAGATTGTCAGCTATCTCGCGGGCATCCTTACGGCTACCAGCTTGGTAGTACGGCATGACTGTGCGCCATACATCATCCAACTTGACTACTTCGCCGTTAGCGTCAAACGCCACAACCCTAATCTGCTGGTTGCCACGGCGTGTGAACGGTACATACGATGTCATTATCGTACGCTTAGCATTAAACTGTGCGTTCTGTGCCTGTACATCGAGAAGATACAAGTTACCAATCGCAGATGTTACGCGGTTAGCTTGGCTCTGTGAGTAGTTTTTAGCAGACAGTGAGTCCAACCCATCAATAATCTCTTGGAACTCTTGACCTTGGAACTTAGCAGCATCGTCTCTGCCCTGCTTAAAGTCCTGCACCTTATCTTTATTAAACAGTGCACGGTTAAACTCTCTCAGGAACGTACGAGCATTAGTTACTGACTCGCTCTTATACTGGAAGCTACCGCCTTCCTGTCTTGCACCTTCTTGGTACAGACGAACGTACTGCTCCATGACCTTACGCATGACCATAGAATCTACGTCTGACATACCATAAGATTTTTTGAATTGGTTAATAGTAGCGTCACGCTGGGCTATAGCCCCTTCGATAGTAGAACGAACTACATCAAGAGCAGACTGGTCTACCGCTGTTCTTTGTTCAGTGTAGATTTTCCATACGCGGTCTGTAATTGTGAAGTCAGGTGTCCACGTATCTTCTGTAAATACTTTTTGCTCTTGGTCGCCAAGTGTTACGCGCAATCCATTCTGGAAGTCCTCGCGTGTTAGCTTCCCTGCTTCTTGTGCGGCTTCAAAGTTATCGCGGTTGATGCCTATGGTTCCGTTATCATCAATAACAAGATCACCCACATCACGAATCTCTCCGTCAGTAACAGTATTCTGCTTGTGCAGTGCGCCATATGCTAGCAGCTGGCCTGCTTGTAGTAGCTCAGCTTCTGTTGGCCCGCCTTCTTTTCCGCCGCCGTCTGCTGTGTATGAGAACGCAGAGTGGGAGAATGCAGTCATACCTTCGTAGTTAGACAGGAAGCGCCTTGCTCTGCTTGAACGAGCTTGGAATATATTAAACACCTGCTGGAGGCCGTCACTTCTGGTAGCCATGTTATCCAGAGACTGTACGTTTTCGGCTAGCTTACCAAGGAACACACCGACATCACGGATATTCTCTATGTCTTTTGCGTTCTTGAGCATGTTCTTCAAAGCGTTCATGCCACCGTACTGGCCGCTACGTTGTACGTAAGCGTGTGATGCCATAGCCCGTGAAGCTGCGTCTGCAGTATCTTCTACAAGTGAGTAGCGTCCCAACGTGTTGTCAGATTGTAAGCTCTTAAGGTTATTCCCTAGCTCCTGCATGCTTACTAGACCGCTGCCACCCTGCAACAAGTTTCTGCGTGATTGTCTAATCATGTACCTGGCGAGGTCATCCTCAAAGGTTGCACCCATAGCTTCTAGGGCATCCTTGATTGCGTACCACATACGTTTGATAAGGCTAGAATCTAGGTCAGCTGCTTTGTCAGCCATTGTTTCTTCGATGGCTTCTAGCTTGTTCATGCCCATCTCAACGCGGCGGTCAACCATTGCGCGGACGGAAGAATCACCTCGGTAGATTTCTTCTAGAACTGCATTAAGCTGTGGCTCAGCCATGAAAGCACGGAAGCCAAAGTGGCCCATAGTCTCGTGTGCTATAACAAACTGCGCCTGCTGTTCTGTTTTAATGTTGTCACTAAACAGGATAATTTCATCGCCCACAGAGAATCCTGCTGCGGGGGTAAACTCAAAGTCACCATCGGGGCGTGAGTTATTTGCACGCTCAAACAGTTCTGGGTTAGAAGTTTTAAGCTCTGCTTGATCCTTATAGACAGATACCTTTGGCTTGACCTTTAGGCTAGAGATAGCCTTCTTGGCGATAGCCTGCACGCGTAACTTTGGAAGAGGGTCAGTGATAGGCTGGCTGTTGTCCGCTCTGTAGAAGCTGCCTCGTTTGTCGTCTGCTGCCGTAGCTGCATCATCCATAGTAGAGGAGTCTTCAGACCTAGCCTGTGACACATTAGCTGTTGGCGCTGGGTTAGCCATAGCTTTATATGGCGCACCTGTTACCTCAATCTCGCTAGCAATCTTATCTACTAGGCCACGGCGTGTAGCATATTCAAACCAAGGGCGTGTAGAAGAGCGTGACTCAGAGTCAAACGTGGCCCACTTGGTAAACTGCTGGTCTAATATCTTTAGCTGTGCGTCTGTAAAATACTCAGGGTCGCTAAACGCCATGTCCACATAGGCTTTAGCTTTAATACGTGCGGCCTTATAATCTCTAGCTTCTGCGTTTGTGCCAGTAGGAGCTGTATCCCAGTATGCGTAATCCATTAAGACAGAAGCAATGCTCTTTAGCTGGCCCGCATCTTCTTGTAGATCAAACTGGAATGTAAGCTCCTCAACAGTAGCTAGTTCTGTTTCTTCTACGACAGGTTGCCCTTGTACGCTATCTTCCTGTACACCTTGTTCGACCCCAGATCCCCGAACGGCTGCTTCTGTTTCCGCAGGGCTGCTTGCTGCCTTGCGATTCTCCGCTTCTCTGAGACGCTCTTGAGAGCGATTTGTTGCGGCAGCTGCGCGTTCTCTGGCGTTGCTGACTGGAACTCCTTCGCTACTTTCGGCAGGTTGGCTTCCATCCACTTCTTCTGAGCTTTGCTGCGGTACATCTTGTAGCTCCTGTACTTGCTGCTGAAGCCTGTTAATCTCTTGCTGCTGCGCAACGACGGTCTCTTCGGCAGGGGTTGTCTGAGTAAGTTCTGGTGTGGCTGGCGCTACAGTACCGGCACCCTTGAGGGCAGCAACTGACGGCTCGCCACGTTGTGTAAATAGAATGCCTTGCCCTGCTGCACGCGCTTCCGCTGGGGTCATTGGGCGTGCTGCTTCTTCAGCTGCCTTCTGAGCCTCACGCTCCTGCTTGCGGAGTAGACGATTCTGTTTAGTGATTTCTTTTTGTTCCGCCTTAGTTATCTTTGGTAGCTTAACTTGGCCACGGAACAAGTCTAACTGGCGAGGCGGAGTAACTGGAACTGGTACGGTAGGGAGACCCGCAACCGGAGCTGGCGGTGGAGAAACTTCCGCCTGCTGCCTGCCTAATTGCTCCGCCTCATAAGCCGCGATTTCGTTCTGCGACTGCTGTAGGGCAAGTGCGTTCTCGACTTCGCGGTTATTCTGCTCAATCCGTGCGTCTTCCATTGCTCGCATTTCAGCCTCTTGTTGAGCCTGTTGTGCTTGCTGTTGTGCTTTTTGTTCTTGTTCTTGCTGGCGTGCAACTGCTTCTTGCATGCGCTGCTGTAATAGGTTTGGTTGTGCCTGCGGCTGCTGTGTTGCAGCTTGCTGGATAGCCTCACTCACGTTCTCTACGGGAGCTGGTGGTTGCTCTACCACAGGGGGTGCAGCTGGCATAGGTGGTGTAGCCTGCTGACTAAACATATCAGGCTGCGCACCCACAGGAGCTACAAGGTCTAACTCTTGTTGTACTGGCTCTGGTTGCGCCATAAGCTGTTGCTGCCCGAACGGCAGTTCCATCTGGAACCCTGGCTGCTGTGAAGGAATCACAGGTTGGTCAAATAAGTTTAACTGGTTGGGGTCTACACCTTCACCAAGATTTTGCCCTTCAAACATTTCTAGTTGCTCAGGCGTAGTAGGTTGTGCAGGGGCTGTACCTAAGTCGGTACCTTCTTCAAATAGCTCCTGCTGTACTGGGCCTTCACCCTGCTGTGTTTCTTGCTCCTGCTCAGTAGGCGCACCCTGTAGGATGTCAGCTTCTTTATTACCTTTAAGGTTAGCAATGCCACCGATAGGCGCACCGATAGCAAAGCCTGCGGCAAATGAATTGATTAAGCGTGATAGAGTTTCATCTGACTCGTACTCACGACCAGTGTAGGCGCTGGTTGCGCCCATAATAATAGCTTCTTGGCCTGCTTCAGTGGTGCCCTCTAGAGCGCCACCTACACCAGCACCTGTTGCACCGCGACGTAAGCGGCTACCTTTAGAACCTCTGGCTATGTTGCCAAATATCTTAGCGCCTACGACAAACTCAGGGATTGTATCTAGTAGTGCATACGGAACAGCCGCACTTAGCGCAGTCATCTTGGCCCCAAAGTCGCTAGGGTCTACACCGCTTTCTAATAGTTCTGAATAAACGTCCGATGAAGCAATACCAAAGTTGTTTGCATAGCCTAACGTAACTGCTCCCGCAATACCTGAAGCACGCTTGAGAACCTTACCTTGGTCAGTCTTCATAAAGGCTTTAGCTGCTGCCTTACCTTTAACTTTTTCTTTAGCGTAGGCTTCGGCTGCTTCTTTGACAGCTTGCTTAAACGCTGACTTACCTGTAATACCAGCAATAGTACCACCGACTGAGCCTAAACCTGGCCCTGCTGTGGCGGAACCTGCAACGAAACCGATAGCACCTGCAGCGATAGTCTCAAGAAGCATCGGGCCTTGTGCGCCAAGGACACCAACAAACCAGTCAACTGGGCCGATGTCTGCATCACCCATACCGATGTCAGTAAACTCTGTGTAGAATGGTGAGTTCTTACGGATGTCTTCTTCCGCACGTTCCATGACCCCAAGGCCATACTCCTCTGCGCCAACAAGTACAGAGCCAGCCCCAAATAAGGAGCGTAGCTGTGCCATACCAGTGTCAAAGTTCTCAGCGAATCTGCGAGAAAGCGTAGGGTCTTTAATAGATTTGATATACTTGCCGTATTCCTGCGGTGTAACTTGCTGCCAGCTACCAGTAGGGGGAGCTTGGCGTGGGCCGTCTAGGAACTGCTCAGACTTAAGAGCATTGTCAGCATCGTCTAGGTCAAACAGCGAGCCATTCACAAACATCTTGTTTTGCTGCGGATCAAACAGGACATTAGGGCCAGTAGGAGCAGGGCGTTTTACCTCAGGCATAGAGAACTGAGACATACCTTTAGCATACTCAGCATCAATCTCTCTGCCGATAGCTTCTTTTTGGCCTAAAAGATTGCCCATCCCTATATTAGGAGCAGGATCATATGGATTGCCTAGCGGCTCTATATCCATAGCTGCGAGGGTAGGGCTACCAAATGCTTTAAGTCCCGCCTTAGCCATTACCTACCTCACTTTGCTGCGGCTTTGAAGTCATCCGCTGTTGCTCCACCTGCGTTTAGCGCCTGAGCTTGGGCAGGGCTAAGAGGGGTCAACTTCGGCCTCCGTACTTTTTCGCCATTTATTGTTTCCTCTACAGCTTGTGGCTGAAGTAGGAAGTATTTTCCATTATCATAGATTAAAGCGAAGCCTTCGCCAAGGGCTTTGAACTCGCCCTTACGTTGTTTAAGTTCTTCAAGATACACTGCACCTGCATTCTCAAGGTTCTTAAGTTTAAGATCACCCAGCAGTTTGTCACGTTGTTTAGCAAGCTCAGCCTCAAGATCGACACCTTTTTCAAATAGATATGTCTGACGCTCTGTCTGTAGCTTAATCTGGCTTTCACGATATGCTTGGCTGTAAGTACGCTGTAGTTTGTCAGATAGCTCAGCCATAGTGTATGTCTGCTGGCGAGTGCCGTTAACCATAAGATCATAGTTGCCGTCTGAGCGTGGCACAATCTGAATATCCAAGCCAGAGAACGCTGACAGAACTGCACCTGCACGGGCGGTGGAGCCAAAGGATAAATCCTGTAGAGCTTGCGCACCCTGTACTAGAAGCATTTTGTTGTCGAACTCTTGCATAGCCACTCGAGCTTTGTTCTGAGCGTCTAGACCGCTATTGCGTAGGTCGTTAGACTGTTTGATAAGCCCATCAGCTAAACCGCTGTATCTCTCAAACGTAGCAATCTGGCCGTTAGCCAGTGCAATGTCTGCAAACCTGTCGTACTCAGCTGCTTTTGCATTGTTAGCATTGATCTGATCGTTCAAGGACTGAAGTTGGCGATTAAGATTATCGACTCCTAGCTTTCTACCGTTAAGCAAGTTCTGCATTTCGATGCCAATGTTAGGCGGGTTCTGCAGGAACTTAACAATCTCTTGCTCAGGCTCTGTTACCTCAGTAGTGGCAATAGATTTTTTCTCAGTGCCGTCCGCATTAGTTACGGGAACTGTGCCATCTAATGCTTTATTGGCCTCAGCTACAATTTCAGCGTCTGTTGTATTTGTCTGCGTTGTATCTGTCTGCGTTGTATTTGTCTGCGTTGTATCTGTCTGCGTTGTGTCTGTGCCTGCGACCTGTGTCATAGCAGGCTGGCCTACACCAGACCCAGCGATTGTGTTTAAGTCAATGCCATAAGGCGTCTCAACATCTGAAAGCTGTTTGCCGTACGTGGCAGCAATGTGGTTATAGAGACTTACATACGCACGATTGTAATCAGAGTTACTAATGTTGCCATCATCTACATTTAGTGGCGCACCAGCTTCTAAAACTTTATTGGCATTAGCCTGATACCCAGCACCCCAAAGGTTTTTAGGTAGACCAATGGCTTTGTTGTAGATTAGTTGCGCTAACCCGCCGTAGATTTCGCCGCCGTTGCCGCCTTGCCCGCGTCCATTAGGCATTTTCATATTGGAGAACGTCTGGATTGCGTAGTCTACACGGGCTTTATTCACTGTGCCGTCTGCCATAGTGAACGCGCTTTCGATAGCAGCGCGATTAGCAGGATCAGCAAACCATGTCTTTAGTCTTTTGAATTGGGCAGGCATAACCTGCATACCGCCTTTAGCACCTTTGCTGCTGGTACCAGAGTTACGCCCAAAGTCAGACTCAATACCAAAAATAGCAATCGCAGCGAATGGGTCGATACCAAGATCGTTAGCCATTTTGTAAACGCGTTGTACTTTGTTGCCGCCTATTTCAGTTTTAAGCCCTTCGATACGACCACTGATTAGCTTTTGTGTGCGTAATGAAGATTTATCGGAGACCTCAGAGGTAACTCGCTGGTCACGCTGAGAAGAATACTCATACGCAAACACAATCGGGTCTTGCTTGGCAGTAGCTAAAAGCTCAGGTTTGTTATAAAACAGACGGAACGCTTCATCACTAGACCACCACTTATACGCATCGCCCTGTTCTTTGGTGACGTTACGCCCAGCCATACCTGCTTTACGCCTGATACCCGCTGACTTCATAATTTCGTTTATAGAAGTTTGTAGACTCTTACGCTTAGCAATCTCGCCCGTTCTAGCAGCGTTATTAAATGTGGATAAGTCAGGGAGTTCTGGGCCTAGCTTAGGTAGTAGGTCAGCATCATCTTGTGCAAAAGGGTCTAGAAGCGGTGTGTCGCCGCCAGGTTTTAGTGAACCATCTGCCGATGGCTCTATAACAAGGCTACCATCTGGATTGCGCTTAGGCGCTAGCTTTGGCTCTGTAACATTGCCGAGGTCATCACCATCATACTGGCCGTCTGGGCCAAGGTTATCGACCTTAGGTGGAGGTTTAGGAATATTACGCAGGCCAGGTTGTTGTAGGTTGTCAAACCCAAACGCATCATCGGGGTTAAAGGGGGCAACTTGCCGCACAGCCGCAGGATCTGCAGGCTTAGCAGAGTTCATCATGTCTTTGGTAAACTGGTTCTTACGCTGCAGTGCTTGCAGCTTACTAGCTGAATCAACGGCTACCGCGTAGTCATTCGCCGACTGCATTCCCAGTGCGCCACCTATAAAATTTCCGAGCAATGCCATCCGGTTTACTCCTTAAACTGCAATCGTGCCAAAGGTGTTTGTATCAACCCCAGCCTTCTTTTTTGTTTTTGTTTTTGCTTGGTTGCTGTTCCAGTAGCTATCTGCGCCGTAGCCAGTTCCTGATGTGGTATTGAACCCAGCAAACAAGTCAGAGATATTCTTACCCGCACCTTGTGAAGCTTGAATAGCTGCATCTTCAGCTTTCTGAGTATCCTGAGACAAACTCTGAAGCGCGTTAGTGTACGCAGCAAAGTTTGAAGAGTTAGGAATCGCTGATAGCCCAGCTTGTGTCACTTTGTTCTGAGCAGTTAGACCTTTTTGGAATCCTTCGTCGTAACGAGAGCTAACATTACGCGCTGAGTCTAGGCTCATACGGCGCTTTTCTGCTTCGCTGATGTCACGGCCACCGCTTCGCAATGAAGCCTTACGATACTGCTCGCGCAGTTTGCGCTGCTGGTCAATGGCTTCTTTGTTAGCCGCTTGGAACGCCATGTATGTAGGATCGTACTGCTCTGCCTGCCGTAAGAAACTCTGAGCCGCTTCCATCTGAGCGTTAAACGCATTCTCATCGCGCTCTTTAAGCTCTGCAAGTTCAGCTTTACGCATCTCAAGTAGCTCACGCTGCTCTGGTGGCATTTCTGGATCAGGTGCTAGTGCTGCACCAAGTAGCTGGCCACCGGCCTGCATCGTCAAACTAGCCAAGGCAGCAGGGTCTGTGACCTTACTAACAAGTGCTGAGCCTGCGTCTTTCAAGTACGCACCTGACTTAGCCGCAAACGTAGCGTCAGGGCCAAGTTGAGACATCGCTGTCGCAGCTTGGGTTGTGCCTGCGGCTCCTGTATTAGATAGTGTAGCGGCTGCGTCTGCTCCTGCATTAGTGGTAAGGTTTGCGTTCTGCAATGTGGCTTCGCCTGTTGTAGCTTCTGCTAGTGTACTACCACTCGCATCACTGGTTAGCGTAGCGCCTGCGTCTGCACCTGTAGTATTTAGCCCAGCCGTTTCTGTCCCTGCCGCTGGCTGACCAAAGGTAGTGCCGAAAGTGTTATTAACTGTTGCTTGAATACCTGTGTCAGCCACGTTACCGAGACCCGCTCCAGTGCTTTGTGCAACACCGTAACCACCGATACCGCCGCCGATTGCGCCCATAATCGCACCTGACTTAACATCGCCGCCCATAACTTTAGCTGAGATAGCTCCGAGTCCTGCACCGACAATCGCTGAACTAACAACAGCCCCTGCAGTAGTGGCAGCAGCAGCTGATATAGTAGCTCCTAAAACACCAGAAGCCGCAATCGAGCTTGCAATAGCAGGTGCCGCGATTGGGATAGCAACCGCAACAACAACAGCTAGGACTTTCTTAACCCCGCCGCCGTGCTCAGTTGGTTGAATACGTCTTACGATAGTTCCGTTAGTGGGCCTAAGTGCAACCACCATCGGGTTTATTGTGATAGCTGTCATTTTAGACCTCCATTAAATCTTGTTTTAGCTGGACATACTTACGCTCAAAGCCAACAGTTGAAAGAATACGCTCCATTCCAGGGGCTACCGAACACTCAATCTGTGTAACACCACAGATACGTGCCCATCCACAGACATCAGCCCAGAACTTCTTAATAAGGTGCCGAAGGTCTTTACCGCCCATAGCCACAACGTTCATGGCTGTGTACTGCGGGTAATATACTAGCTGTAAAATCAAAACTAATTTTACTTCTGGTAATTCAGTGTCGTCATTTTTTACTGCTATAGCGTACATCTGGCCTTGCATGACGCTTGTATAAAGATCGTCTATAGTGCACTCACCGTGCATACCTTCTAAGCATCTATCTAGATGTGGTACGCATTGCGCCCAGTATCTATCCACTAGCTCTTGAGTAGAAAGCAAAATAGCCTCATACTTTTTAGGTACGAGGTTCTCTGATTCTGGCTGTTCTACTACTTGTAAAGTCATGCTACGTCCGTCTTCCCATCTTTACCGATTAGTTTGTCAAAAAACTCAGTACCTTTCCTAGCTACGATATCTTTAGGGATAACGTACTCGCCGCCTTCCACTTCAATCTCGCCGCCGTTTTTCATCTTTACGCGAACACCGCCATCATCGTGGGACGGGCCATTAACCATACCGCCAAACTCCATCTCTTGCACCGGAGGTTGTTGCATTGGCATCTGCTGCGCTGGCATCTGCTGTCCTGCGGTTTCAATCTGTACGTCTGCCGCCATAGCTTTAGCTGCTGTAACAAGCGCAATAACTAGCCCTTGGTCGTATTCCATTGGTAGATCATTTGGCCCTGCTAGACCACGGTCAATGGCAAACTGCCGAAGCTGTGGGTACATAGATGGGTTCTGCATAGCCACTTGAGCCAGCTGTGTTGCCATCTGAATCTCTTGCTGCGAAATTTCACCTGACTGGATACCTGCTTCGATAGCCGCACGAATACGCGCCACTACCTCAGGGTTCTTACTAAGCATGTCATTAACTTGCATATCAGCCATTTGGGGATTAGCCATGCCACCTTGTGCTTGCTGAGGCTGTAACCCTGCTTGCGGTGGAGCCATACCCTGCATACCTGCGTTTGGTGGAATCATGCCGCCCTGCTCGAATGTAGATGGTTGCATACGAAAATCCAGTACAGGGTACTGAGGATTTCCGCCTTGGACACCTGTAGGAATAGTTCCTACCGCCGACTGGTTAATCCCAGGAGTAGGCGCTTGAATTAGTTGTTGTATACTAGGCGGTAAATCCATAGATACAGTTGTTGGAATTGCTGCTGGTGTTGCTCCGCCAGCGACAGGAGTAGGTGCCATCGCTGCGGGTGTTGTATTTGGTGTCATAGCCATGTCACATCATCCTTTAAGCTGTCTTATTAAAGCGTTTAATACTGTCCTGTTAAACGCTACATCATTTGCTAAAGTTTGCACATCTGTTAATAGCAAACCATAGTCCGTAAGTCCAGCAACCTCTTGGCCACTGATTGTAAAGCCTGTACCTTTTGCAGATACCTGCCTCATATTTTGTTCTGGTTGTTCAAGTAAAGTTATCTGGCCTTTAGTAATTGCCTTACTAGAGAGGTCAGCTTCACCGCGTAGGCCAGTAAGTAACTCCACGTTTTCTTTTACAGTGGTGATAAGTACACTCTGCCAGTCTGTGATTCCCCCTTGGGGAACTGCGGGTATTGCTGTAAACCTTGCCATTATGATGTCCTCAATCCGTAGGGTGTCTCTCCAAAGTGTATAGCTCTAACACGAGCGGAACCTGACACGCCCACTTCAAATGTATCCGATCTGTAGCCAGTTGGCAATCTGAATATATCAGAAGTTTGTATAGACCCCTGGAAGACAAGCTGTTTATCTACCCAAAGTCTAAACGTTACAGGCTGAGTTCCGGTATTAGCTTTCTGGTACTGAGTTTGTGGGTCGCCGTTTATGACGTATGTGTTAATTGAGCCGCCAACAGTAAAAGTAACACCACCACTCTGGTAGTTAGTAGGCCCGTTAAGTGTACCTAGCTGCTGGCTTCTATTCCAAATGGTCTGGTTAAAGTTTGCTAGCCCTAAGTTGTAGGCGATGATGTTAGCAGCTTCCTGCGCAGATGTATCGTAATCAGCAATTACCCTAAACGCACCTAGGTTAAGATAGTCTTTGGTGACAATGGTTTTAGACTTCCACTCCATAGGTGAAAGAACTTCCCCAGTATTGTCCCACTCGTATATTTCACCGTCATCTCCGTGAGTGTAATACATGATGCCGGTTTCGGAATCTGTGTAGGCTGCGCTAAACTGGTACTGAATCTGCACAAAGAACCCGCCAACTTTATCGTCACGCTCAAATATAAATGACTTGGTACTGTGAGACCCAAAGTATTTACCGTTGTAAAAGTGACCAACAATGGTAGATGGGTCTAATGCTTCGTTCCAAGTATCCCAGTCGTGGACAAATTTAGTTATAAGATCAATACTGGTGTTGGGACTCCATGTAGCAAGGCCCCCATGTGTAGACCACACAACCCCGTAACCCATATTAACAACGGACTGCTTAGACAGACATGGGTATGGCGTGTCAATACGTGCTGACACCATTGTCGCTGGGTCGTTGCCAGATACTTGATGCGGGTAGTCTTCTGTGAGCACAATAACATAGCCTGCAACAGACTCAATAGCTACAATCTCAGAATCAAATGTTATTCTGTACTTCTCTGGCCACGCATGTGGCGTATCAGGGAATGAGAAACATAGCTGGTTGCCGAAGAACCCGACCAAAATATTATTATGCGAGGTTATAAGCCCCTGCATATTATCAGGTGGTGGGTCATACTCCTCTGACGGGATAATAGTTTCTAGGCTGGATACAGTAAAATCATCTGTAAAGTTATAGTTAGCGTCACCCCAATACCTAGCAGCATCATCAAGACTTTCAGACACATCGTGGTAGACAGTGCCTGCAGAAGCATTGGTTGTACCAACATCAGTAGCAGTCTGTGCGTAACTGAACGTGTAGTCATCAGCAATCGCGGTAACTTCACCGTCTGTGATATTAAAGCTGCTATCTGAACATGCGCTAATCTTAAACCTGTCGCCAACAATAAAGTTATGTGGGAAGTCTGTGACTACAGTAGATACATTGGCGGTTCGCTCCACAGTGGCAATAGTAATAGGGAACCACAGTGTCGCCAATAAAAAGTAGTCCGTGGCAGCTGCAGAAGCTACGCTTCGGTACAACCTAATACCACGGACAAAGTTATCCCCCGACGGTTTAGCCGAGGGCAGGGAGGAGACAGTTACTGTTTGACCTTCTTTGATGTATAGCTCGTTAGATACGTTGGATGGTATGGACTCTTCATCCCACGGGGTAACAAACGTAAAGATATAAGTTCTAATCTGCGTGTTGCCTGCGAGGTCTGCTCGACCTGTGGTGTTCGCAGTCTTGCTTACTGTGTCGCCAGAACTAAAATACTGGAACTCTGTAGCGCTTGTTACAGTAACCTCTACGTTCTTAGCGTTAAACCCTTTAGCCTCATCAGAAGTACCAAAGTCACGTATAGTTACAATATTGCCTGTACGTAAGTTGTGGTTGCCACTGCAGAAAAAAGTGGCTGTGTTGCCTGAATCGCGCTCATAGTGAGTAGCGTTAACAACAGTAAAAGATGCCGCTGACACGCTAGGTGTAGTAGTAGGGAGCGGTATTCCTAGATCATAGTATCCATTAGCAACTGGGTATGGCTCACTACCAGCTGTAGCCAGTGCGTAGTCAGATACCTTAGGCTTGCCGTCACCTGTGTAGTAAAAACGCTGCGCGTTATCGGCGCTGTCAGACGCAATGGCAATGTCTACATCAGTAGCCCATGATAGCCACACTAAGTCATCAGTGACAGGGTCACGCAGCGCATGAAGGGTCTTAGCCTCAACGCTACGCTCTGTATTATCCACCACTTTTGGCGTGTGGTAAGGTAGCAAGTCGCCAGAGTAAAGCTTTACGTTAAAAGCTTCTTGGGCCACGCCATCAGGTAACAACTCCGAAGATATCTTCGGTGCTTCGCCTAGAAACTTTGTAAGCTTTACTGACGCCATTAGTTCACCATTTTTAACGCAGCTTCAAGCGTCTCATTATTTCTGCGAGTCCAGCCTCTACCGAAGCTATCAAATGTAGAGAGGGACTCATAGAAACTTTGCCTGATATTCTTGTAATTTTCAAGTGTATTCTCAATCCCGTGATGCTCGACATATTCGTTAAGAGTGCGTAAAGTATTGGGGCCAATGCCGCCATCTACCTCTGTACCAATCATACCTTGCAGTTTCTTAGCCGCTCTCCCAGGCCCAGAGTTTACACTCCAGTCAAAGACCGCGAGGTCTAAGCCCGCAGGAAGCTGGTCACACTTAGCTTTACCCCAGTAGTTTTTCTCGTATATTGGAGCAACATCTTCTGGTGTAAGCTCCTTCATATCCTTAGTGCCACCCCACTCTTCATAAACGCGCTTAGTAACACCAAGGTTTGTTTCGCCCCCAGGATCACGGGGGTGATTTACCCAGCCGCCTTCGTGGTGCAAAATTATAGTTAAGCAGTGCTGAAAGTTACCCTTCATTTAGTCAATCCTTTTACTTTTTCTACTGTGCGGAGTCCGCCAAGCCCGAGCATCCCGAGGAGAACAGTCATCAAACTATCCATATCAAACACGGGCAAATCTGGTGCTTCCATGCCTGCGTATGCAAAACCAAACATAGCCACGGGCGCAAGCACAAAGTGCCATATCATAGCCGTCGCTAGGCCCCAGCCAAGAAAGGGTCGCCAACCCGCCACAAAAATAGACCGGTGTTGGGCTTCAGCTTTGTTAATCTCGATTTGGCCCATCGCCTGCTCGTGCATTTGTTTTTCGGCCATCGTGGCAATGTCATGCGCGAGCTTTGCCTTCTGGTCTTTATCTTCGATGAACTTATCTAGTAGCCCTGTAACTGGGCCAATCAGTGCTTGTAACATTTGCTATCCTTCTATGTTAAAGCGGAGGTTTTGGTGGTCGGGGTAGTTGACCACTACCTGCCCTTCCGGACAACCATAGTGTATATACGCTATAAGCGTAGCTTCCCCAGTCGCCACCTCCTCTGGTTTGTCGAGAGTTATCGAATACGCGAACGTATCCACTTTATCCGTGGCTGGCCCCATAAACTTAGTTATGGAGGGTGTTGCTTTATGTACAAACAACTCACTGTCACGAACATCTAGGATAAAATCAGTAACCGTACAATCATCACGGTGTTTCTCACGAGCTACCGCTACCTTAAACGAGCCGTCAGCTGGCCCTGAACTAATAGCAAAATGCTCTGGTGCCCAAGTAAGGATAGGGTCATCAAACCCAATTTTGTCGTACAAACTATACCCTCCACCAACTAACGCTAGCGCAGCAGTAACAGCCCCGACTCCTTTTGTAATGTTATCAATATCCATTAATACAGCTCCTTACTTGCAGCTACCTTAACAGGCTTACAATAAGCCGTAGCTTTATGCTCAGCAGGAACACCGCTTATACTTCCGTAGTTTCCATAGCGTTTTGTTACTTGAGACGCAAAGTAGTTACACTCTACCACGGATCTAAAATACATATCTTGGCTCTGTATTTTATCCCCCAATACGACTACTAGCAAAAACGCATGTATCATTTCTTACCCGCCCAAGCAGTAGCACCCATATACGCACCGACTATGCCAGCGCCTGAGATATAAAATAGATTACTTATGTCGGATAAAGCTGTAACCCTGTCTAACGGTATAAAAAACATAGACAGTGTGAACACACCCATTGAGATTAGCGTGTAGCGAGCCATACGTAGTTGGGCTAAATGTTTGCGGAGGTTATCTTCTGTTTCACGAATCTCTTTAGCTCGTGCCATCTCTTCATCAGAAACAACGCCGTCGTCATTCATATCATACGCGTCGTACTTGCTTTGATCTTCTAGTTTCTTAGCCGCCATACTACGCTCCTCATGCTGCGCGATTCCGCTGGTACAGCCACCAGACAAAAACCCCAAGAGCTGCTATTCCGATAATAAAACACACAACTAAAACAGAAACTTCTATCCACCACTGTATCTTTTTCTTGTTCGCCTCTTCTGCTTCTCTGCGGGCTTTACGCGCCTCTACTTGGAACCGCACCCAATCATCCCATAAACCTGGCCTACCGCAGTATATCATTATCTGCTTCAGCTCATCTTCTTGCTCTTTAACGCGCTCTAAGGCCATAAACTCTTCGAAGTCTGTTGACTGATGAGCGGCCTTTTTCTTGTTTACTTTTTTCTGTAGAGACTCTTTTGCCCCTACAATTTCACCTATTTTACCAGCGTATTGGCTTAGCTCTCTCCCATTGGAGACAGCATTTTTTATAACCGAAAACGCGGCATTGGCGGCGGCAAGTTCTGCTAACATGTAACATCCCTCCGCCTACCTATCATCACTAACCGTAAACTTTTTTCATGCACTTTTTAGCTATTGAGCACGCACGTTTAGTCTTACAGCCTGGGCACATCTTAAACACTGAGCCTCCAGCTTTGTAAGAAGCCACAGTTTTTTTCTTATCAGTTTTCTTTTTGTCCATCATGTTGAACCTCCTATTAGAATCGCGCTGAGGATAGACCCCATACCAACTATTATTGCGCCCGCCGCAACAATTAAGATCCGCTCAAGGCGGTCAACCCTAGTTATAAAAGTCTGATACCTTTCGGCACAGACTGCTTCATGGGTCAATATTTCTTGCTGTAGTTCAGCTACCGTCATTTTGGCCACTCATAGCCTCCCGTACTGCTTTACTCTGATCGTCTATCTTTACCTCTACTTCATCCGGCAAATCTGGTTCCTCTACAAGCACGCAACCCTCAGGCACTTTGTCTGCTGTTCTAGCAAACGTACCGTTAGGAAACATATATAAAGGGGTAGGTTTCATTAGGGGCTACTATCCGCTGCATTACGATTAGCGGCGGTGTCTACTACCCCTAACGTGTACGCCTGAGTAATCTGTGCGTCTTCGCCTGTAGCGATTTGTACATTATTAGCATTACAGTGCGCTACAAGCAAAGCTATGATTTCTTCTTTAGCTATGCGAGCACGTTCTGTTGCAGCGTTATCTAACCACGTTGCCGGAGATTCTGCGACATACTCAAGACATTTATTTTCCGTGTTTGATAAAGATACTGTTATATTTGGCATTTTGTCCTCCTAACTCAACAAAAATCCGACGAGACTTCCGTAGGATAAGTCGCCGTTAAACGTATTATAATTAGCAGTTACATCAACATAATCATTCACTGCTAGCTCCAATAGTGCAGATCCTGCACAACTATCATATTGGTTGCTATTCGACACTACTGATACATGACCTAGAAAATAATGGTTGCTTTGTAGAACAACGCCGTTTTTTCTAAACCTCGCCGCAACCCATACATTAGTTGAAGTAGCATTACCAAATCCTAAAGATACACTAAAAAAGTATCTTCCAGCGATAGGCGCAGTAAATCTGTGAGTGCTAGTATTAAAATGACTTCCCACATTAGTAATCACATAATCATACGGCACTACAGTTCCGGAGGTAAAGCCAGTTATACCGCTGCTTTGCTCTACATGAAAGCATGGCTGTCCAGGAATCGTTACGCGACCTGAACTATCTATGCTCATGCGGTTCGCGTTGTTAGTCCGTATATTAAACGCACTACGAGATAGAAACGTAGTGTCATGCGTGGGGTTTACATACCACGAACTTTCAAGTGTAGACCCGCTATACAGATGCACTCCTGTAGCAATGTCTCCTGAAGTGGGGCCTTCTAAGTTTACAGCCGCACCTGAACTATCTGTGATGTGTAAGTTAACATCAGGGGATGGTTCTCCTATACCGACGTTGTTACTAGAATCAATGGTAATAGCAGTGCTAGTTGCAGAGGATGAAATTCCGTCTGTACCTATATCCTCGAACAGCGCAGCTACAGGGCGAAGCTCAAATCTATCACCAATAGAAAACGCAGTTGCTGTGGTGTTGTCCTGCGCACGCGTCACTGTCATAGAATCAGTAGACCGCGCAGTTACCTTTACGATCTCGAGATTATTAGAAGTATCAACGATAGTACCGTAAAAATAGTCGCCAGCACCAAGCGTAGGGAATCGGGCACCCTGCCCTGAGTCCAGAGTAACTGTAGTGTCAGAAGTATTAATACCGGCTGACAGAGTGCCAAAAGCATTATTTGTAACTTTTACGCCCATATCCTAACTCCTATAAATCCTCTAGCACCCAGCCTTGGGTGTTGTCTGCTTGGTATACATCCTCATGCCAACGATAAACTTTGTAGGCTGCTCTTTCTTCGTCTGTGAGAGCCGGACGCTCAAGAGGGCATTCCCAATAGCCGGTTGCTGTATTCAATGTATGTGACGGAAAAGGCTGTTCTAAGCAAAATAAATCATTTGTTGCGTCATACACCATGCCTATACCTGCAAAGTTCTTACGCTGCCTACCTTCGTCGTCGTCAATAACACTTTGGTCTGCTGCTGGCTCACCTGTTGCGCTATCGTAATAGACGCCGCCTTTTATATTGTATGAAGTCTTAAGCCAAGTACCTGGTGAGTCGTCTATAAAAGTATCGAAAAACTCCGGCTCTGCGACGATAACATTTACGACTTTACCTCCTACAACTTTTGCATAATGCGCCATGCTACCCCTCCTTATATCGCCGTCGTATCGTATCTAACAACGACAACACCGGAACCGCCGTTCCCACCGTTTTGTTCTGTTTGGTCAATACTGCCTACTGGGCCACCGGCTCCGCCACCGCCGCCGCCAGTGAACGCAGTCCCAGACGTAGCGTTACAGTTACCAGAATTATTAGAAGCACCACCGGCTCCGCCTCCGCCTGCGCCGCCTGCGCCGCCGCTAATGCCTCCGGGGCCTCCGTTATAACCACCGCCACCGCCACCGCCACCTGCGTAAGTAACAGATGATCCGGTAATCGAGCTTGCTTGTCCTGCGCCTCCAGCGCCAGCTGTCGAATTTAGACTCGGGTTGCCAACTCCCCCTGCTGCGTTTTTACCGCCACCGCCAGCTGCGTTCTGAGAACTACCTTGTCCGGCTGTACCGCCATTGTTACCCTGTCCGGAAGTTCCTGATCCAATGCCAGCGCCATAGCCTTCGCCACCACCGGAACCGCCGTTGCCGCCAGCAAAACCGTCATATCCGCCGCCGTATCCACCGCCTATAGTAGTATAACTCCCAAAAGCAGAGTTACCGCCACCTGTAGGCCGCTGAGTAACAGAGCCTCCATCACCTCTACCATAAGTTCCGCCGCTGCCTACAGTAACTGTATGCGTAGCTACACTCAAATTAGTGGCTGTGCCGGTTATCATACCGCCAGCTCCACCGCCGCCACCGCCAGGGCTTTGATACCCGCCGTGTCCGCCGCCGCCTCCAGCGACAACAAGATACTCAGCATCTATCCCAGATAGTGTGTTAACGAAAGACCCTGAAGACGTAAACCTATGTATGCGGTAGTTACCACTTGTAGTGATTGTGCCGCCTGACGGAGCCGCCACAGCAGTTTTACTGACTGCAGCCGACGATATGTTATCTGAGTTAGTGACGGTTACAGAGACAACATTCGAGGCTGTAACATTGTTATATACTGCTGCAGGTATTGTGACAGTAGCGGCTGTATCAGAAGTAGGAGTAACAGTTACATTTTCATCGACAGCATCTGAAGTTTGAACAAATCTAACAACAAGGTTAGATGTTAAGAACCCTGTCCCCGCAAGTGTAAGGCTAGTACCTACACCTACTATTATAGTGCCGGTAACAGACGACAGAACAGGTACAATAGAAGAAATCTTTAGCCAGTCTGTGCCATTTGAATAATATACAACATTATCGTCACTGTCGTAGCGTATGTGGCCTTCAGTGTCCGCAGCCGTAGGCTGCTGAGCTGTTGTACCAACTGGCAATGCAAGAGATCCTGTAGATGTCGTGTCTTTATCGTAGGGGTTAGCCGCGTCTGTTAGACCGCCAGCAGTAACACGAAGCTCGACCCTGTCACCGATAGCAAACGCCTGAGCTGTTGTGCTCTCCTGTGCGCGAGTAACCGTTAATACGTCTGTTGATCTAGCAGTACACTTTACAACTTCAAGGTTGTTGCTTGTGTCGATAAGTGTAGCGTAAAAGTATTCACCGCTAGCAAGAGTAGGGAAACGAGCGCCTTGCCCACTAGACAAGGTAATGCTAGTAGCAGAGTTACTTATACCTGCGTTTAGTGTACCAAAGGCATTGTTTGCAAATTTGACGCTCATCCGTTAGCCCCTTAGTTTACAGTAACAGTCCAAGTAATACCTAGAGTGTCAGCTGCTCCTTTGTTGATAACAGAAAACACTGTGCGGCACAACATATCGCCACTTGAACTGGCATTAAACAAGCCTGCCTCAGTGATAGCGCCGGTACCTGTCCCAGCCCCAAACGTAGCAACATACGCTACTGCGTTAGCTGTGACTGTCGTAGACGTAAGCGCTACGCGCCCTGCCTCAGTACCCAGTGTAGTATCGCCAGCTGCCGCTGCAGTGCTACCTGTGCCAATAGCCATATGTGACATAGCAGTTGTCGTAGCATCTTTCATACGTTCAGCAATATAATCTTTGCCTGAAGTAACAACGAGGTTAGGGATTACAGTTTCTTGAGTTACATTTCCGTTAGGATTTGTGACCGTGATCTTCAACTCACCGGTCACTTTGATAGAATCTTGAATCATGGTCAGCTCCTATTTACAAGATTGTTCTAGCACCTACCGTACTGTTGCCAGCATTGATAGGCGTTTGGTTGAAGTAGTATCCGCCCAAAGCTCGGTCATCTTCATCAACATCAGTATAATGAAAGTTGACAAGAAGTCCAGCGGAACTTGTATCAGGCACAGTTACACGGTTTGCGGCAAGCATAACAGTATTTATAGTCTCTGCTGCTCCTATAACACCTGTAAGTGGTACAAAATAATCTGTGCTAGATATCGTGTATGAGTAAGGTTCTTCTATAAATCTTCTGTAGCCATCAGATACAGAGACAAAATCTGGATACACGAACTCAGAGTCGCCTAAGGTTAGCAACGTATTTATAGACTCAGTAGCTGTAGCAGTATCGGTATACACATTTGTAAGCGTAAACACATGAGCTTCTGATGGTGAAAACGAATCAGATAGCGGATGCGTAGCATCGAAGCCCAAAGTTTCAGTCACAGTTACCGGATCAGCGTCAGCGTCAGCATCGCTACGATCAAAGTCTACATTCTCTGTAAAGTTCTTAACACTTACATCAGATACATTAACGGCGTCAGCTTTAACAAGGTCTACATCAAAGTTATCAATAGCCTCAGCGAGTGTCGCAGAATCTGAAAGCTCGGGTCTAGCATCAAATACTTGAGCTTCGGATGTGGTTACAGAGTCACTCTTAACAATCTCGGGGTTATTTTTAATACCCTCAACAGCAGTAAGTGCGTCACTAAACCCACCATGCGTAAACTCTTTAGCGTCAGAATCGCTTAGAGAGGCAGTGTCGCTATCTGCTAGCTCCCCTACCGTAACTTCCTTAGCGTCTGCCTCAGTGGCTGTAGCGGCGTCAGTAAGCCCTTTGTTAAAATCAAACTCACTAATTGCATCCGCTGCAGTAACTGGATCAGGGTCAACATCTGCGTCAGATAAATCAAAGTCTACATTCGAGGTAAATGTTTTAATGTTGGATTGTACAGCCGTAACTGAATCAGCCACAGGCAGTGTTACTTCATTCTCTAATGCCTCTGTTACAGATACAGTATCGCCAAAGGCAGTCGCTACATCGAAGCGATCAATCGCCTCAGAAGCTGTCGCGGTATCGGACACAGCTTTATCAATATCAAAATCATCAATGGCCTCTGCTGTTGTGACAGCATCAGTCTTGGGTATGTCTAATTCGTTTGCTATAGACTCTGTAACATACACATCAACAGTTTCTGGTATGCCTGTGTTGTCTATAGTCGTCGAGCCATTAGCTCCATCAAACGCAAGAACTATAGGATTTGTAGGATCGACAGCTACAGGTGACGCTGGTGTAAAACCCTGCCCGCCATACTTATCCGATGTAGATAAAGCAAACCCATCGACGTAACCTGCCCAACCGTTTAAGTTATTAAAGTCCGCACCTATGCGTAGTTCAGCTGCTGCAGGAGTACCCCCAGAAGTAGCTGTATGTATGACAGCCCCGTCTACAAAAATAGTATATGTGTTTCCAAACGTCCCGCCGCGAGTAACTGCAAGATGTGTCCATGTGTTAGCACTAAAAACATTATTTTGGGTTTTAAGTATTCCATTGCCTCGGATAGCTACAAGAAAACTACCCGACTGCCGCAGCATAATGTTATCGTCATTGTAAGCCACGCGGGAATCAAAGATTACATCATCCTGCGTGCCGCTAGTAGGATAAGCCCACATCTCCACGGTGAATGGATTGCTACCGTAGTCTAGTGTGTCGTCAGAAAGAACATAATCCCCCGTACCATCTAACTTCAGACTAGCAGTACCGTACTTTTTTACAGCCGTAGATAATTGAGCATCACCGTAAGCCGTGAATCCTATTAACCCTGGGCTACCAGCTAAATCATTATCAGCAAGCTCGCCAACGGTTATATCTTTAACGTCGTCCTCTGCTACATTTACTGGGTCAGGGTCAACGTCAGGGTCTGATGGGTCAAAATCAATAAGACCTGTAAATACTTTTACGCGTGTCTCTACTACAGTTACGGAATCCGCTAGGATTTTATCTGCGTCAAATATAGGATCAGAATCTACTGGGGAAGCTGCTTCGTCCTTAAATGTGTCAACAGCTTTTTGTAGGTTTGTATCTACTAAACTAACTCCATCGGGGCTATCAGTAGGAAACACAGACTCAGAAGGTAGGTTAGTCTGGGGTAGAACAAGCGGGCGTGCCGCTGAGCTAAAAATTATAGTAGCGGCATTAACTTCAGCTTCTATATAACTAGGGCGTGCTACTGCAACGCTGATGTCGCTTACAACAGCGGCAGCGCTAATAGATAATACAGTTACACTAAGCCCTATCTTCATGTCAGATTATCTCTAACCCTGAAACTCAGTGTTTCATAGACAGTCTGTGTGCCAGCGCCTGATGTTGTTACAACAACCTCGCCCTCATACTGACCGGCATCTACGTTAGTAAGAATACCGCCAGAGAAATCAAATTGTACTTTGCCGTCTGTACCTGTGTTTACATTTGAGCAATTAATCGTGCTAAGTAGAGTGCTAGTGTTGGCTTTACGGAAACGAACAGATACACTCACAGACGACGGTGATAAGTCATACGGGCTATCAGTAGACTCATCAGTAAGCGTGAGAATGATTACTGGTTTTGAGTCACCTTTAACAAGTCTAATTGTATCTGCCATATTTCACCTCACGCAAATCTTTGGTTCTGTACACGCATAGAGCCTCTGCCTGTACCTAAGTTAGCTCTAGCCCTGCGCTCTGATAGTTTATAGGCAAACTGCTTTGCGTGGTATGACGCTAGCTCTCTATCACTCCATGTGCGATCTGGTAACACCAAAAGATGCTGCAACGCCCCGTGCATAATTACATTTTCTAAATCATCTAGAGCTGTTTTATCCATCTCTTCTGCTGTGCGTAGGGGCTTAAGAGCTACAATCATACGCACATCATAGTTGACATTACCGTCTGGAACTGGCGCTACAGCAAAATTATCTGGGTCTATAGATGTTATATATCTAGGAGTCGCGTGCTCATCTGATGATACATACGGCCACTTGGGGTATACATCGTGTAGCTGCTCTAAAGAAATTGGGGCTAGTTTTTCCCCGTTTACTGTAGCAGTTAAGATGGCATGCACCTCGGAAAAATCTGGTGGGTCGTACGCATAATCATGCCCGCCTGGGTTAAGTCGTATCTGAGGTTGCTCATAGCGCCACGCTAAGGTGCGCTCACACGCCTCTATGGCTGCATCCCGTACATACTGCTCTACAACTACGTTAGGGGCACCAGGGACGCTTGGAGCGAGCCTAGTGACGATTTCTCTAAAAGCACGGTTTGGCATTATACAACATCCTCCCTCTCAAGTCCGCCACTCTCAGGATCAGTAATCGAGCGAGACTGTGCGGCAACACCTAAGGCCTGAGTAAAGGATTGCTGGAACAACTGTGCACGTTGAGAGTTTACATGCTCGTTATCAACAGACTCTGCTATAAACACTGTAGCATCAATTACTACAGGGAAGTAGGCATCCGGCAACAAATCAACAGTTTGACTACCTGTATATACAGCAGGAGTTTTAGAATACTCCCCAACCAATACCTGATTGGCAGGAGCTTTAGGGTATATAAAAAATTTATTTGGGTTACGAACATGCCGCATAAAGTTTACAGTAGGCCCTGCTGCATCGTTCATCCATGTTGGGTATGCTTGATCCAAAGCCTCACGGTTTGTTTCAATAATCCCATCTCCGTTTTTTACAGAGTATATTTCAATAAGGCGTATAGAATCGGCTGGGGCAGACTGAACAACAGAGCCATCCGTGCAGGGTATATCTTCGATGGAAGCAAAGAGATCGGGGCGCAGCACAGATATACGTTTTAGAGCTTGGTTAGCAAAGCCCAACAATACATCATCACTATAACGATACGGTATATTCGTATCTTGTATGATGCGCCTAACCTCTATGATTACATCATCTAAGATCATTTTTTAACCCACGCTTCGTTTTCTGGTGTGTCTGGATCATCAGACATAAAGTGCCCGTTATCATCACGCGCACGAACCAATCCTCTAGTTGCTTCATCTGCAAGCTCTGGCGGAGTAGTATCTGGTTCCTCAGGCACTTCAGTTTCCAAAGCTACTTTAGACTTGCGCCCTTTTTGTTTCTTCGGGATAAATTTCTCTGGGAATGCCTGCTCCTCAGTAACTTCTACAGTCTTAGGGTTATCGGCTAGGATCTCGTCCCACTCGTAAATTTCGCCATCAACTGTATTCTTAAGCCATCGTCCACTCATAATAGTCTCCTTACGCTTTCCAGTTCACTCGTTTAGACGAGCCTTTTTTCTTCATTGCGGCCTTCGCTGCTGCAGTTTTACACTGCGCCATAGTCGGACGGCACGCAGGGTACCCTCTTTTACTATCACTTTTTGACCCACTTCGTCCACAGGGTTTACCTGTCTTGCAGTCAACCCAGCCTTTGCCGTTGTTCTGGCCAAACCATTTTCGTAGGGATGCACCCTCCTTACTTTTTCTTACTGCCACTTTTATTACCCCAGTTTGCCGCACCTACTTTTCGACATTTAGCCAGAGCGCCTGATGCGTACGCGCTGGGCCAAACTTTATAACGGGCCTTTACTTTATAATAACAAGCGTCTTTTTTAGCTTTTGCTTTTGGAGCTGCCATCTTATCACCACTTTTTACAAGACCAGTAGCGGGCGGTCATCTTCGAAGGGGGTCTGCTATCGCACCCATGCCTCGCACGAAAATTTTTGCGCCGTCCTGGCTGATCTTTTTTAATAGTCATATTAGCATCGCCAAAGCGAATAATTTTTTCTTTACCGTTTTGACACGCTTTAACCACAAACTTTTTACCACCGGAAACCTGACGTTTCGGCTTGTTGCAAGCCATCTTGGACTTATCAATCTGCTTAGCCATATGCGCCTCCTAGGTAAGGAAGGGGGCCGAAGCCCCCAACCAAGTTATGAACAGTCAACCATTACAACTGTCAGCGTCATAACTGCTGCGTCTGCTGCGTTAACAGTAGTCACATCAATCGTATCTGCTGCAGTGTAAAACTTACCGTGAGCAAGAGCAGCTGCGCCGCCCGCGTCAGTAATGTAAGCCGCAACTGCGTTACCGTTTACGCCATCGTGGTAGCCATCTGGATCGTCGCCGTCACCAACGTCGAGTGTCAGAGTGCCGCCCTCAGCAGTGGTGACATTAAGAGCCACCGAAGTAACCAGCGTATTTGCTGGAATCTTGATAACTTCCAAAACGTCAGCTGCTGTTAGCGCAGTAAGACCTGCAGCCGCACGAGCGGTCGTGATAGCTGCGAAGTCTAGGGTTACAGAAACAGCTGAAACCTTGTTAATGCCCGCAGCAACGTGTGCCGCGCCAGTACCAAGATTATAGCCTTTACCATCATTATAAGTAGCCATGATCTAAGCCCTCCTATTAAAGCGTTATAATAGCGGTTGAGAGCGCTTCAGGCTTCACCACTTGGTAACCATATACTTGCAGGCCACGAATGATGTTACCAAAAGTTGTCTCAGACCGGATGGTTTCCATGTTTGTCATCTGTGATGCAAACGTAAAGCCCATCTTGTGACCACCAATTACGCTGAACTCACCACCTGCAGTTTTTTTCAGGTTATGAGAAACGTAAAGGGTGAAACGATCAATCATGCC